CGGAGTGGTTCCGGGAACGGATGCGGCTCAAAGATGTTCATCATATGAAGGCCGTTTCTGACGGGTACTACGCCCTCCGCCTCGACATGGGCAAGTCGAGCCTCATGGCCCGCGTCCTGTACGGGGGTGAGGCGATTCGTCCGCATCGTTGCCCGGTTCATGAGCGCCACACCACCATGATCGACCCTCGCGACTTCTGTCCCTGTGACGGCACTGGCTGGCTGCACGGGGATGACGTTTGCCCTGGTGCTTTGGGGAAATGCTACGACTCTGTCCAGGGTGTCTGGGCTGCGCTCAATGCGGCAACAGACAAGACCTACCCGCAGGTTGTTGCCTCGTTCCAGCCGGGTCCGAAGTGCAGCCCCAACGACGCCGCCTGCGAGATTCCCGACCTTGAGATGATGCGCCCCATTCCAGAGCGGGCGATGGACCGTGCGAAGTCGGGGGTGTGCTTTGTGGGCAACTGTGAGGAGATGCCATGATTGACTTGAAAGCAGCGTTTGACAAATACGAGGCCGATTACCTCAAGTTCGACCAGATCGAGAACCCACCCAGCCGACTCCCGGACCTCTGCGCGTTCCTGTTGCTGGGTCGGCTTGTACCTGGGACGGTGCCCATTGTGAGCGCGGTTGACCACTACGGCCGCTACTGGATCAAGGTTTCGCCTGAGGATCTGGCCAATGTGGCGACCGAGGCGGACATTCTGTATCTGGTCCGTTGCGGCGTCTGCTACGATGACCAGCAAGAGGGGTTGTACCTCAATGCCTGACCGCTTCCGCCACCGCCCTACCCCCGTCCGCGCATGGCAATGGGACGGCACCGACGACGACGCCCGCCGCATTGGGGATGCAGTCCATTTCCCGCCTGTCCGTAGCTTTGGCGGGTCCGTGGGCATCGGCGGCATCCGGCTCTCTCCGGGCTGGTGGCTGGTGGATTGGGGAGGCGGCGAGTGGCAGGGGATGGATGATGTGACGTTTCGGGCAAGGTTTGAGGCTGAGCCTGAGACGCATGAACGGGCGCAATTGGGCGCGTTGGAGGGAGTATGAGAAAATGGGAAAGTAACGAGCGGTTTCTGGAACACCAGTACCCACGGTGCCTGTGGTTCGAGGGCTACTGGCTACTCGCTTCCCCGACTGCGTGGGCGGTGTGGTGTGAGGGCGACCCCGACGAGCCGGTGGTGCATGGCGAAGCCTCCGGGCTGGCTGAGGCTGAGACGGCGTGCGCGGTGGCGTTTGGGGAGTACCTTGCCCGGATGCTGAAGATGTGGCAAGACGATGCTTGAATGGACCCCCAAGGGCGACACCCTGCACGCGAAGGTGTCGCAGGTCAAGCTGCAAATCCGCTGCCTCGACGGCAAGTACGCCCTGCGTATCGACGTTGGGATTTGCGACGCCCACCGGTCTACCCACGATACCGAGGGCGAGGCCAGAGAGGCTGCCCAGGCGTGGCTGGTAGGCTTTGCCGGCTACATCCTGGAGGTGGCTCTTGGCACTTGAATGGACCCCAACCACCGACGGCGGCTTTGTGGCGGTTGTTGGGCCGTACCTACTGCACGTCCACCCTGATGTCAGGTACTGGTACTGGCGCACCGGGGACGCTTCCGGGCTTGGCGCCGGTGCGAGCGATGCGAAAGCTATCGCCTGCCGAGTGGCCGCATCCTGGCTCCGTCCTTTGCTTGCCGAGACACCTCAATGGGTAGCCACCGAGCGCGAATCCTTCGCCACCCTCGGGCCGTACCTGCTACGCACCCACCGCAACGATCTGGGGTACTACTGGTGGAAAGCGGGGCCTTGGGAGGGCATGGGGGGCAAGACCATCGAGGCTGCCCAGGATGCGGCTTCGGAGCGGGTGCGGTATGAGGTGGGGGTGATGTTGAAGCAACTACTACCGCAAGCTATGGATAACTCCCCATGATGACCCCCCGCCAACTGCAAGCCTTTGAGTTGTACGTCCAAGGCAAGACGTTCCGGCAGATTGGCGATGCTCTCGGTATCACCTACGTTTCCGCCATCCAACTTGTTGGCCACAAGAACACACAGGCCGCCATCGCGGAATACCGATCCGCCAAGATCCGCAAAGTCTTTGAGCGTGCCGCTGCCGACCTCCCCGAAATGCTCAAGATGGAGGCGGAGATCGCTCGCGCAAGTGCCGACCCCAAGGCAGACGCCGTGCGCCTCAAGGCGATCCAAGGCCGGGTAGCCCGCTGCATCGCACTGGCCGCGCCGCCCGCACTCCCCATCACGCCCGAGGAGGACACAGCCCCAACCGACGAAACGCTTGTCGCCGGCCTCCAACGCATCAAAGACACCCGCCCCGACCTCCTCACCGCCGCCGGCCTCGCCCCCACGGACCCGCCCGAGTGAGCCTCGCCGCCGTCGCCAACTTCCGCCCCGACCCGTTGGCGTCCTACGACCCCATTGCGGGCATGGTACCGTTTCACCAGTCACAATCGGCACTTCGGCTCTTGCGCGCCCCCAACCAGATCGGCAAGACCTGGGCCGGATGCGCGGAAGATTGGTGGTTTCTGACCGACACCCACCCGTGGCGCCGTCGCAAGAAAGGCCCGGTCAAGCTCTGGATTATGCTGGCAGACTTGGAGAACCAGTACCGCGAGTTCTGCGAGAAGCTTCACGCCCTGGAACCGCTCGACTGCCTTGCCCCCGGCTGCAACTACATCGAGGGGGAGGGCTACCGCTACCGCCAATCCCGACAGGTCATGCTCCGAAACGGCAGCCAGATCGTCTTTCGCTCGGGCGAAGGCAGCCAGATCGCCGTCTCCTCGGGCACCGCCGACGCCCTGCACATCGACGAACCCCCCAAGCAGCCGCACTTCCTCGAAGCCTGCCGCGCCGTTCTGCACCGGGACGGCCCCATCTGGATGACGATGACCCCCGTAGGTCGCCCTGTCCACTGGCTCAAGCTTCGCGTGGAAGGCGATCCCGCCAACGGCATTGCCCCCGCCGAACCGTGGGAGCAACACGTCCCCCTGCTCACCCTCGACAACGTGCGCACCCACCGCACCCACCGCCTGACCCGAACCGCCGAGAGCATCGACAAGCAGATCCGCCGCTACCTCGGGACACCCGAGTACAAACAACGCTGTGAGGGCGCATGGGAAGGCGTCGCTACCGGGCGCCGATTCCCCGGTTTCGATCCAGGTTCCCACATCTTCGACGATTACGACGACCTTCCCGGCTTTCGCCACCTCCGCGTCGGCTTCGACTACGGCGAGTCCAGCGCAACCCAGGTCGGGTACCTGGTCGCTCTGACCAGCCTCCACACTCCCACCATCGCCGTGCTTGCCGAGATTCCCGGCGTAGACCGTGGTACCCCCGCCACCGATGCCGCTGCCCTCTACGATGCCCTGTCGTCGCTCGGCTTGACCTTGCATGACCTGGTGGGCGAGGGCAACGGGGTATGGGGTGACATCAACTCAGCCGGCAAAGCAGGCGCGGGCGTGTCCGTCAACTCGCTTCTGGCAGCGGCAATTGCCAACCTCCCCGGTAGCCCCCGCCCGCCCCTTGAGGTCAATACCCCCAACAAGCGTGGCGGCTCTGTCCGAGCTGGCGAGTCTGCTCTTTCGACCGCAGCCACCGAGGACCGCCTGCTGGTCCATCGCTCGTGCCACCGCCTGCTCAACAGCCTCCAGTACTACACCGGCACTGAGTCCGACCTCAAGCACCCACTGGACGCGCTACGCTACCCTCTCTCGGATATATTGCTTGCCACGCAGCAACAGGGTAGCAAACCCCCAACCCTCATGGCGTTCTAATGCAGCACCTCCCGCCCCCCGAAGCCGAATCCGACCGCATCCAAGAGCAATCACTGCGCCGTCGCCTGCTGACTGGCGCATGGGCGCGGGATGCCGCCAACCGGGAAGCCGACCTGTTCGCGCCCGAAGTCCGCGAAATGTTGCCGCCCGCCGAACTCAGCCACAACCCCTTTGCCACCACGCACCAGCAAATCGCCTGCCTCTACGACGAAGACCCCGAACTGGAACCGACCCCCAACACAGGCGATACCACCGGCATCCTCACCCCCGACCTCTGGCCTCTCTGCCAGGAACGCCAACTCTACCAATCTGCCTGCAACGAGTGCGGGATGCGCGTCGATGTGTGGCCGGGAACGCCCGCCACCGAGGCCACCGAAACCAGTCCCGCCCTGCCTGCCACCTCCCCCGCCATCACCTATCGCGTCGTCTACCCAGACCTCATCCTGGTTGCCACGCCCTCCCCTGACGGGCGCGATCCCCAGGTCGCCACCCGCATCGAGGAGGCCCGTGAGCGCATCAACGCCGCCGGCCAGATCGTTTGGACCAAGGAAGTATGGGACGTTTCCGACCCCACCGCCCCCGTGTTCGAGATCCATGAACTCGCCGGCGATGGCACCTGGACTGACCAGACGGCCTACTATGCCGAGCAACCCGGTTGGCCCCCCCAATACCGCGACCTCGCCGGAAACCCGGTTCTCCCCTACGTTGTCTACCATAAAGCTCTCGGCTCGCATATGTGGTCCCCCTTCCGAGGCCACGAACTCGCCCTCGGCACCCTGACCGTAGCCGCCGCCTGGACAATGTGGCTCAGCGGCCTCCGTGATGGCAGTCACCCGCAGCGCGTTCTGCTCGATGGCGAGGTGCAGGTCACCGCCCAAGCACCCATCACCGGCGCCCAGATCCTACGGATGAACCCCCAG